GAACTAATAGTGCCCTATATTTCACCTATTGACAATCGATGGCATAGATATTTTGTTGATTTTGTTATCAAAGTCAGAGATAAGCAAGGAGATTTAAAAACTTGGATGGTAGAGGTTAAACCAAAAAAACAAACAAAACAACCAGAAATAAAAAAAAGAATTACCAAGCAATATATTACAGAAGTTACAACGTGGGGAGTAAATCAGGCAAAATGGAAAGCGGCTGAAGAATATTGCAAAGACCGTGGTTGGAAATTCGTTTTACTTACTGAGGATCATTTACCTACTATTTAAACCATTTTTTTGTGTTTTTCTAATCGGCATCATTTTGGCTCTAGTTTCTTCAGACCATTTTGATCCTTTTTTGGATTCACTAATTTTTCTCTTTGATTCTTCTGAGAGTTTTTTACCTAAACGACTTTGTTTACCTTTTAGGCTATCACTTATGTTCTTTTTTTGTTCTTCTGTATATTTGTAGCCTGTGGTACCCATTGTTTTACCACCTCGACCCTTTTTTTCAAATTCAAATACAGTTGCTTCATAATTAATATGCAAAAATTCTACTCCAAGCGCTTCGGAAAGAGCTTTATTTGTTTTTTGAAATTGGATTGGTGTTATAATAAAACTATTCATACCTTTATATATATCAACTAAATAACGTTATGGCCTCTAAACTTACACTGCTCACACAACAACTATCTGCAGCTCAAATGCAAAAGATGTCCAGAGAATCATATCAATGGCTCTTGAAAAAAATTAATGAATTACGAAATCCTTCATTAATTCCAAGAACTATTGCCAATGAAAGGTTTAGACAAACTAGAAGATTATTTAAAGGTAGATTATACCAATTTTTTTACGATCCAAAAGGTAAGGCAGATATGCCTTATTATGACCGTTTTCCTCTAGTATTAATATTGGAAAAATATGATGATGGATTTTTAGGGTTAAACCTACATTATTTACCAATTAAGTACAGAGTGGCATTTTTAGACAAACTGTTAAATTACGCCATCCTAGACGATGAAGATAATCCGACAAGGTTACGCATCACCTATGATATATTGACGGCCTCCAGACGGTTTAGAGAGTTTAGGCCGTGTATTAAAAGATACTTATTTAGCCAAATAAGGTCAAAAATACTTACCATTGAACCACAAGAGTGGGAAGTGGCAATTTTCTTACCTACTCAACTGTTTAAAGGTGCTAAACCACAGAAAGTATGGCAAGAATCTGTAAATGAAATAAGGAAAAGTTAATGCCTAGTAGCTTAAACGAGTTTCGTGCTAGTTTTGTAAAAGACTTAGCCAAACCTAATCGGTTTGATGTAAACATTCCCGTACCATTAACTCTGTTTCCATACCGAAACACCGGCAGAACATTGTCAATGCGTTGCGAATCTACCGAATTACCAAGCAGAACATTTGCTACAACCGAACAAAAGTTTGGTACCAATCCAACCGAAAAACATCCATACCAATCTCAATACAATGATATCACCATGACATTCATTGTTTCGGAAAGTATGGAAGAAAAGTTATTCTTTGATGCTTGGATGGAATATATCAATCCGTCTTACAAGTTTGACTTTAGATACAAAGCAGATTACACATCAACATTACAAGTTAATCAATACGACCAACAGAATAAAAAGATATATTCTGTTAATTTGATTGATGCATTTCCCATTTCAGTAAATCAATTAGATTTGGATTGGTCATCAGATGCGTATCATAAATTAACCGTGGTGTTTGCTTACACATACTGGCAAAACAATTCAATTCAAGCATTGGGTTCCAGTTTGTTACAATCTATTACATCTGAAATTGCTGCTGGAGTTAATGATTTTACAACACAAATTCCAGATAGAGGTGATGTAACAAATGTTTTCAGAGATAGAAATAGTTTGAATGGCAGCCAAGCTAACAGAGATTTTGATTAATTTTTAATATGGAGTGAAAATAAAATGGCTTTACCAAAAATTGATGCACCGGTATATGAAATAGATTTACCATTGTCTAAAACACATATTCGTTTTAGACCGTTTTTAGTTAAAGAACAACGTAACTTAATGATGGCTTTGGAATCGGAAGATAAACAAACCATTGAAAAGAATATTCGTCAGGTGTTACACAATTGTACTTTGACTGAAAATGTTAATATTGATTCATTACCTATTATTGATGTTGAATATTATTTTTTAAATTTAAGAGCTCGTTCGGTTGGTGAAATTGTAGAAAGTAATTATCGTTGTGAGAATGTGGTACAGTTGGAAGGCCGTACAGACCCAACACCATGTGGTAATTCTATGAAAACCAAAATCAACCTTTTGGACATTCAAGTTGAAATGGGTGCCACAAAAGAAGTAATTAATTTGACCAACACAATTAGTATCAAGTTAAAATATCCAGAATTTTCTGTGTTAGAATCAGTTGCAAAAACCAATAATGTAACTGATATGGCATTTGATATGATTATTAATAGTATCGAACATATCTATGATGGCCAACAATATTATTATGCCAAAGAGAGTACCAAAAAAGAACTGAATGATTTTTTAGAATCATTAAACCAAGAACAGTTTGCACAGATTGAACAATTTTTTGAGAATTTGCCAAAGTTAAACAAAAAAATTGAAATGAAGTGTGGCAAGTGTGGTTATGACCATTCCATTGAAGTCGAAGGCCTAGACAGTTTTTTCGACTAACATTTCGTTATGACAATCTGAAGAATTACTACACTACTAATTTTAGTTTGATGCAACACCACAAATATAGTCTTACGGAACTTGAAAATATGATTCCGTGGGAAAGAGATATTTACGTTACTATGCTTATACAATATATTGAACAAGAAAACGAAAAGATTAAGCAAAGACAAAAAGGTAAATGAAAAAAAGTAGCGAAGAACTATTACAAGAACTTCAAGAAGTGGATGCTTTAATTGCACAAAAGCGACCACTTACTGGTGCAGACCGTCAGCGCCTTAAAGAAATACGAGAAAAAGGTTTTCTTGCCAATATTAGAAATGGTGCGATAGAAGGCAAACCTCTTAAACAAACCATATCAGAAAATTTCAAAGCCAAAGTAGTTGGCATCAGAGAAAAATTCAATCCATTAAACATTGCAAAATCACTTGTTGGTAAAACAGGTGCATCATTACTTGGTAAAACATTTGGTGCCAATAAAGATACCATGAAGTATTTTTTGGGTGATAAAAAATCTTCAATGTCTTTATCATCTGGCGGAAAAATTGGTAGTATCGATACGGCATTTTACACCACGGTAACATCTGGACAAAGAGAAGGTCTCCGTAAAGGTAACTCTGTAGCCGATGTGGCAGGTAAACTGTTTAATTTAGTAAAAACTCATAACGAAAAAAATAAACTTAATTACGAGTTAGAAAAAAACTTTGAACAAGAATTACATGAAGAAGAAGAAAGACGCCACAAAGAATTAATTGAACAGATTAAAAAAAGTCAAACTACAAAATTAGGTAAAATTAAAATTAAAAAAGAGCCTAAAGTTTCTCCTAAAAAAGAAACAGTAGATAAATTACCAAAAGAAGAAACTAAACCAACAACAAGCACAACGACAAGTACAAAAACAAGTACAAAAGAAACACCTGCAGCTCCTGCGCCAAGTGCGCCAACATCTGGATCTAGAGCTATTAGTACAGGCAGTTTAGCAGTCGGTGGTGCAATTGCTGCTGGTGGTACTGCTGGCCTTGCCATTCAAAATGTTATTGAAACTGGTCCTGGTTATAATGTTGTTAAACGACCTGATGGTGCCGTAGATAAGGTGGTAGGTACAAGAAACTGGAGAAATAATAATCCAGGTAATATTGAATATGGATCTTTTGCCAAACAATATGGTGCTATTGGTTCTGATGGCCGTTTCGCTATTTTTCCAACATATGAATCAGGAAGAAAAGCAAAAGAAAAATTAATATTTGATGGTAAAAATTATAAAGACTTGGATTTAAAGTCCGCTATTGCTAGATACGCACCTCCGTCTGAGAATGATACTGCAGCTTACCAAGCAAAAGTTTTGGGAGCAGTCAATGGTGAAAATAAACGTATGCAAGATTACAGTCCTGACCAGCGTAGTAAAATTATGGACGCTATGCAACAAATGGAAGGTTTCTACAATAAAAATAATAAAATTGTTGCTATTACAAAAGGTAGTGGTACCGCACAATTATCACAAGAAACACCACCAACAACTGGTACAAAAATAGCAAATTCCTCTGTTGAAAACAAAGATTTAAAAGGCACAGCCAAACCAACCAATATTGCTCTAAATACTAGCCAAACAATAAACAATGTGGGTGCAGGACAACCTACACAAATATTACACGCAGGCAGCGATTTAGACTTACCACTTTTTATGAGTGCATAACATGGCCATTAATTCATACCAAGAAGCTTCTAGAGTAAACAAAAAATCATTGGGCGAGCTCATTCGTGAGAAAGCTAGCAGCGGAGAATTTGGCGCAGTGAAATCGGTTACTGGTGCCATATCAGATAAAATGGCCGCCAGAAGTAAAGGATTCAAAGAAAAATTTGATTACTTAAACATTGTTAGAATGTTAATGGGTAATACAATGTCTGCATTAATTGGTCGTGCAACTGGTCGTAAAAAAGAAGATATTGAATATTTTGCCAACAAAGGTGTAAAGAATAAAAAAGGTCGAGCCAATCAAATTAATGAAAGAACCAATGGCAACAAACTAGGCAATATTGAACCGGCTTTGTACTCCAATATCTCAGATGGCCAAAGAGGAAAAATGAAAAAGGGTGATGGTGTTGCCGATGTATTAGCAAGGTTGCATAATCTGATGAAGGCCGAATACGTTGCTAAATCTAAACAACTTAAAATTGAAAAAAACTTCAAAAAACAAAAAGATAAAGATAAAGAAAAATGGCATAAAGAATTATTGAGTGTACTTGGTGGTGGAAAAGCAGTAAAGTTGAATAAAGATGGTAGTACAAAACAACCTGGCGGAGGATTGTTTGATGGTATAATGAAGATGTTTGATAATTTATCTACCATGTTAGCTCCATTATTATCATTTTTGAGTGCCATGGGAAGAACGGCATTAAGTTCTTTATTAAGTCTTGCCGCATTTATAATTTCTCCTGCAGGCGTAATATTATTGGGTTTAACTACTATTGCAGCACTTACTGCTTGGATGGCTGGGCTAATAGCTAAAGATCCTCAAGCCGCATTGAGAGGTGAAGGTGGCATTGGCATGGCAGTCGCCGGTCTTGCTTCTGAAGGCCAATTGCCTAGTTATGAAAAAGAACAAGCGGATAAGAAATCAGAAAAAACTTATAAAAAAGTTAAAAAAGAAGGACCAGAAAAATCTTCGTTGGAAGATTTAAAAGTTGCTCAACAAGAAATGATTGACATGGGTTTTCTTGGTGCAGTAAATAG